GTTAGACCAAATGCTTGAGGAAGGGTTGAAACCTAAAAACGTGAACAAGCCCCCTAGCACGTATAACCCACCTAGTAAACGATTTGCAGCGTTAAGTGACGAAGGTAAAAAGAAAATACAAGGTCTTTTAAACGACCGTAATAAACTCAGTGGGGAATTAAACAAAGATTCTGTAGGCGGTAACAAAGCAATGAGCATGCAGCGACAACTTGAAGTCTTAGAAGCCCAGCTTAGACCTTTTTTTCCTATTGATAAAATGGCTAATGGCGGTCGTCCAGGAACAGTTCGTCGTAGGAAGGTAACGAGTCCAGCGGGGTACAAGGCTGGTGGTCAGGTGTATCAGAAGGGATATTACGGAAAGAGTTACAAGTGAGTTCTGAACTAGCTGAAGTACAAGAGCTTCAGTTGCATCGAAAAGACCAGATTTCTGTGTTGACCAAAGTTTTAGAGAAAAACATTTCTGAGGGTTTTTTAGAAGCGGCGGCTACAGCTAACACGCACCATTTTGCAGAGGGCATTTATGTGCGTGCTTGGTATGGTTCTAAAGGTAGTGTTGCAGTAAGTGCGGAGCATAATGAGTCTAATGTTTCGATTTTAGTGTCGGGGCATATACGAGTTGTTTCTACAAAACAAGAGGAAGATGTTATAGAGGTGTATAAAGATTTTGCGATTTTTACTACGGCCCCACAAACTAAAAGAGCTTTATATTTACTGGAAGATACGATATTTATAACGGTTCATCCAAACCCCACAAACACACAGGATATTGTTGAGATAGACGATAGATTAGCTAAAGAAGGATCTGAGAAGGTTCTCAAATGACAGGGAGATTAAGATGACTGTAGGAGTTATTTCAGTAGTAACAACGATTGTTACTACTGGTGCGAAGATTATGGCAAATAAAAAAGCTGCAAAGAAAAAAGCCGAGGCAGACCAACAGACAGCCTATATTGAAGGTTCTGCACCGATTATCCCTCAAGCGAACCAATTAGATATTGAGTCTATTGGTGAAGAGGCTGTAGCGGCTGGAGCAGACGCCCCTGATTTTAGAGACTCATTAGCGGGGACATATGGTTCTGATTATTATGAAAGTCAGGACTTTAATAGAGAAGGAGCTCCACAAGAGCTACCCCCTGAGCTTGAAGCGTTGTTAATGCAGCAGCAAACGTCGGGACAAGAACCTACTAACGTACAGTTTGCGAACAGTGGTGGTCCGGTTGGTTTACCACAGGATGTTTATTATTTTTCAATGCCTAAGATAAACCAGATGACCATGGACCAAGATCCTGGGGTCAGGAATGTCGGCAATGCGATGATGGGGCAGATGGAAGGTAATCCTGGAATGGGGATGGTCAGTGCGTCAGCAGCGGATATTGATCAGATGGCTGCGGGTGGACCAGTACGCCCAAAAAAGTATCAAGACGGTAGTGACGGTGGTCTTAGAGGTTATCTGTCTATGGAAGAGATGCCGGAAGACGCTACCGACTACGATAAACGAATGCAACTTCAGTTGATTGCAAATGAGATGCAACGTAACGCAGCTAACTCTGATGGATTTACTACTTCTTCTTTCCGTGACGATCTCGAATTGATAGAGCATCCCGAAACGGGGGAGCTTATACCTGTTATTAAAGGACAGGAATACTATGGGCCGATGACTAGTCCACGGGAGGATAAGTTATCTCCAGACAGGATAGAAGAAATACTTGAAATGATGAAGTCACAAAATCGTCACCTTAGCGATAAAGATAGAGAAATGTTAGGATTACCTATGGCTGCGGGTGGACCAGTACAACCTCGACGGTACGCCGATGGTAGTGAGGGTGGCCTAGATATTTTTGCTATGTTAGACCAGAGGGCCGAGGATGAGGGTCGTCTAACAGGTAGAGATATGGAACGAGAATATCTTCTTGAAACGATGAATGCGCCTAGCGAAGACCCGTTTTCTGCTGAAACTGTACAAGACCAAAGGCGGCTAAACAAGGCTGAAGAAGCGGCAGAAAATTTTCTTTATTCCAATCAGAATTGGAAAATTGACCCACCTGTTGACCATAAGGGGCATTCACTTGGACCCCCTAAGGCCACCGGCAAGGAGGTTCTTGAACTAACTGATAAGGGCGTGCTACATAATCTGTTAGAGCGAGTAGGAAACATAGGCAGTAATTTCTCAAAAGGAATTAAGTTGGAAAATAGATTTGATCAAGGTCCACTTGAAAAATTATTAAAAGAACGAGGCGTTAGCTACAATTTTGATAAAGAGCGTAAACCGTTTTTTGGAAGAAAACGACAGGGAGGTCTTGAACGACGAGGAGATGGACCTAAATTTGGCCACGGACCTATATAAGTAGATAATGCCTAGCTCTAGCGAAAGAATCCAAGAATTATTAGCTGAGAAGTTAGCACAGCAAGAGGCTGACCGTGAGGCTATCAGTGGAATAATAAACAGGTACACTCAAGTTCCTCCAAAAGAAGACGCTGAATATAATATCAGTGGGCTTCCCGAATCAGAAGAAGGAGTAATAGCTCCCATTCTTTCTGCCTTTGCCCCGTTAAAAGCAAAACAGACAAAAGCACCTGAGTCCACCTACGGTGAACCCTTCTATAGAGTTACCGGAGGTTTTGACGGAGACGCGGTTACTACAGAACGTCCTCTCACAAGGTACAAACCAGGAGAGTACGACTATAAATTAGGCGAGCCTCCGATAATCACGGGTCTCAGTGCCTTGTTAAAGTTTGGTGACCGAGCCTTATTTGGCACACCCGAAGAAAAAGCCGAAGCACAAAAGCAAGCAAAACAAGTAATAAAAGGAATTCCTCAAATACTTCCTGAGTTAACAGAAGGCACCATTAAAAGTGCTCGAAATATTGAAGAAGGGAGTATTACCACCAAAGACGAAGACACCGGTCAGATTACTAGACCTACTGAGTACCTATATAATATGGGTTCAACATTAGGTGGTATCGGAGCAGGAACCGCTAGGTCTATAGCACGAACAGCGGGTGATGGACAAGATGGTCAGGTACTAGGAATTATGGGGGGCCAGCGTATGAAGTCCGGCCCTAAGAAATTAGAAGAATTAAGATCGTTTGAAGAACAAGCGGTAGCTGAAGGTCGCAAACGTGGGAAAGATCCTCGTCCATTTTATGCCGAGCTGTGGGGAGATCAAGTTGATAAAGGCGAGACTCTTAGAGTATATCGGTCTGTAATTGACGACCAACCTCGTATTGAAATTGATACATCTAATGTTAAATTAAAAGATTACGATGGAGCTGATCAACTTGAAAGGATGCTTAAAGCTGATAATGAAATGGATCTCAAAGCCGACTTAGACCAGTTACTTGACTTCCCTGAACTGTTTGAAGAGTACCCGCACTTACGAGACATACCTATTTCTTATGACGAAGCTATGGACTCAAATACGGTCGCAGCTTTTCAACGCTTCGCTAATGACCCAGAGAGCGGAGAGGTACTTCTTGGAAATAAAATTCAACAGGCTTTAAATAGAATTAAAAAATTAGAACAGAATAAAAAAGATGTCGCTGATGATACAGCATTATTAGGTGCTTCAGAAGCAACTGCTTCAGCAGCGATACTTGATCAAATTATAAAAAAGACTATTGATGAACAAATTATTTCTCCAATTTTACATGAAGTACAACATGGTGTCCAACACTATGAAAAACTTGAAAGCGGAGGGAACTTAGAAAAATTTTTAGATCCTAAAGACTCCGCTCTTCTAGAAAGGTATAATGAATATGAAAGCCTCATTGCTGATATAGATAAAACAATTGGAGATTATACAAAAAATCAATTCCGAAGCTCTGATATCAAAAGACGAGGGGGTCTTAATCTTTCTGAAATGGGAGATAGAGAACTAGGAAACACTGTTCATAAATTTAAAAACATCACTAGAGACGTTGAAGCAAACACTAAACGAGGCTTATCCGACGGAACTATTTTATTTATGGACACTCTTCGGGAAAAATGGCCTAATTTAACGGTTGAGGATAAGGCTTTTCTAAATGCATCCATAACTCGCTCAAGTGATGTAGGAGGAGCTAAGTTAAATGAACTTCTTAGTAAAACAGTAGAAGTTGATAGCACACCAGTAGGGGCTTTCACAGGTGGGGCACATATGAGTGACGCCCTAAATAACTATGAATTTAGAGACCTTCAATTCGGGTTAGATGATTGGGCAAAAGTATATGATGACATGTCTGGTTTTTTAATAGACATAGATGATGCGGTATTAAAAGATAGAAGAAAGGCCGCAAAGAAGCTTAATAAGATTATTAATATTCAAAACATGGCGCACGAACTATATAGCCGCATTCCTGGAGAAGCCGAAGCGCGTCTGGTGCAATCTTTATTTGAAGGGTTGCAATCTGATGTTAAATACTCAGTAACCCCTAACATCCCTCAAAGAAAACCAGTCCCGAGGCAAACTGAAGAAGACTTTATGAATAGTCTGTTTTCTGAAACGGATACCCCTGATTTTGCAACGGGTCCAGATGCTGTAGATGCTGCTAATCTTATGATCACTCCGAGAGGGTCGTTGGGTGTTTTCTCGGAAACTCCTGAGCAGTTTGAAGCTGATCGTCGATTTATGTATCCAGAGTCTGCCTTAGACGTACAGCCAAGCGAATTTATATACCATAGAGGCAGTGACTCCCCCGCTAGTCGAGGTAAGACAAAAAGAGCGTTATCGGGGCCACCTAAAGGATTGGCTAACGGAGGCCCAGTAGCTGATAGAGTTACTGAATTACTAGACGCGACATTTCGTAAATGAGTGATATCCTCAAGGATCTAAAAGACGTAGACCTTTCATTCTTAGCTAAGAATGAAGCAAAAGAATTCACGGTTCTATTAGAAGAACTCGAAAAAAGAGAACACAGAGAAAGATCAGCAGCCAGCTTTATTGACTTTGTAAAAATCATCTGGCCTGAATTTATTAACGGTGATCACCACCGTAAGATGGCAGACGCATTTGATAAAATTGCCGATGGTAAATTAAAACGTCTCATTATCAATATGCCTCCACGACATACAAAGTCTGAATTTGCATCTCATCTGTTTCCTGCATACTTATTAGGAAAGAATCCTAAGTTAAAAATTATTGAAGCAACGCACACGGCTGACTTGGCGATTAACTTTGGTCGTAAAGTTCGTGACTTATTAGATACAGAAGAGTATCACGAAGTTTTTCCTGCAACAGAGCTAAAGGCTGATTCACGAAGCGCAGGTAAGTGGTTGACTTCTCAGAAAGGAGAATATTACGCGTCTGGTATTGGTGGTGCATTAGCAGGTCGTGGTGCTGATCTATTTATTATCGACGACCCGCACTCTGAGCAAGATGCATTTTCTGATAAGTCATTAGACGAAGCTTACGAATGGTTTATGACTGGCCCCCGACAGCGGTTACAACCCGGAGGAGCTATTGTCATTGTTATGACTCGTTGGTCTAAGAAAGACTTAACGGGGAAGCTTGTCAAAAAAATGATGCAAGACAAGAATGCTGACCAGTGGGAGGTGATTGAGTTTCCCGCAATCTTGCCCTCGGGTAAATCGTTATGGCCAGAGTTTTGGAAGTTAGAAGAGCTTGAATCAATTAAAGCTTCGGTCCCCCCTTCGAAATGGGCTGCTCAGTATATGCAGCGACCTACGGGGGAAGGAATATCAATCATACCGAAAGATTGGTTTAAGACATGGCCGAAAGATACCCCACCAAAATGTGACTATTTGATTCAAAGTTACGACACTGCGTTCTTAAAGTCTGAAAGAGCTGACTACACGGCTATTACTACGTGGGGAGTTTTCTATCCTGAAGGAAAAATTAACGACCAGCTGTATGCTGGAAACGAAGCTCATATTATTTTGATCGATTGTGTAAAAGAACGGTTAGATTTTCCAGAGCTAAAACGCGAAGCTCTGCGTTTATATGAGTACTGGGATCCTGATTCAGTTATTATCGAAACAAAAGCTTCTGGCATCCCGTTAACCCAAGAGTTACGCAGATTAGGTATCCCGATTAATACTTATTCTCCCAACAAAGGCCACGATAAGATTGCGAGATTGAATTCAGTTAGCCCTATATTCCAAGATGGGAAAGTATGGGTTCCTGAAAATCGTTGGGCTGAAGAATTAATGGAAGAGATTACTGACTTTCCTAATGGAGAGCATGATGATTTAGTAGACTCGACCACATTAGCGTTAATACGGTTTAGAAACGGCGGGTTTTTGCGATTAGAGAGTGATTACGACGACGAAGAGGAATATTACCCTAAAACTAGAACATATTACTGATTTATTGTTTACTTAAAAAGAGGTATCTTTTCGCGTTATGGCAGAACAATACGAATTTGAAATAGACGAAGAACCAGTTGAAGACGAAAACGTCGATATCTTTATAGACGACGAAGGCGTTTCGTCTATGAATGAGTTTTCTGAAGAAGACTATGAGATTTCATTTGGCGAGAACGTTGCTGAAATCCTCGAAGATTCAACATTAAGTGAATTAGCGTCTAAAATCACTTCTTTTTATCAAGACGACTTAGAATCTCGAAGCGATTGGTATGACACTTTTAGAGATGGTCTTGATTTACTAGGTATTAAGTCAAGCACTCGCAGTGAACCCTTTGAAGGTTCAAGCGGGGTGTACCACCCGTTACTAGCTGAAGCAGTTACGCACTTTCAAGCACAAACTTACCGAGAGTTACTCCCCGCTGGAGGCCCAGTAGACACACAAGTGATGGGAGTTAACTCTGATCCTAAACTTGAGCAAGCTAATCGTGTCAAAAACTTCATGAATTACCAGCTCACTTATAAAATGGAAGAATATGACCCAGAAATGGATCAGATGCTGTTTTATCTTCCTTTAGCTGGGTCTGCTTTTAAGAAATGTTACTACGATCCAGCATTAGGCAGGGCTGTTTCTCGTTTTATTAAAGCAGAAGACTTAGTTGTTCCCTATACAACTAGTGATTTAGCAACCGCTCCACGAATTACTCATGTCATCAAGATGACAGAGAACGATGTGAAGAAATTGCAAAGATCTGGGTTTTATCTTGACATTAAAATGGGTTCTCCTTCATACAGTCAGCAAAGTGATCTCCAAAATAAGATGGACGAGCTCGAAGGGGTCGATCGTTCAGGTAAAGAAGACGAATTCACACTATTAGAAGTGCATGGTGAGTTTGATTTAGAAGGTTTTGAAGATACAGATGAAACAGGTGAGCCTACAGGCATTGCGATGCCGTATATCATCACAGTTTGTATGGATACAAACAAAGTTTTGTCTATTAGACAGAATTACAATCCAGATGACCCAATGCGTAAAAAAGTTGAGTATTTTACGCACTATAAGTTCCTTCCAGGGTTAGGGTTTTACGGATTTGGTTTAATTCACATGATTGGTGGAGTGACTAAGTCAGCAACTGCGATATTACGACAGTTAATTGATGCAGGAACTCTTGCTAACTTACCTGCTGGTTTTAAATCTCGTGGATTAAATATTCAGAGAGCCGACGATCCGGTACAACCAGGAGAGTGGCGTGATGTAGACGCCCCAGGAGGTAGTATTCGTGAATCATTTATGCCCCTCCCATATAAAGAGCCAAGCGGTACTTTATCCCAACTATTAGGTCTTCTTGTAGAGTCTGGGCAAAAATTTGCTGCAGTTATGGACCAAGGAACTGGGGATGGTAATCAAAATGCCCCAGTAGGCACTACGGTTGCTTTATTAGAGAAAGGCCAAAAAGTTATTTCTGCAATTCATAAAAGACTGCACTATGCGCAGCGTAATGAATTTAAAATTCTAAAAAGAATTTTCGGAGAAGTGCTTCCCCCAGAATACCCGTATCAGGTACAAGGGGCACAGCAAACAGTCTTTCGTGAAGACTTTAGTAACGCGGTAGACGTTATCCCAGTATCAGACCCTAATATATTTAGTACAACACAGCGGATTATATTAGCACAAACACAATTACAGATGGCGCAAAGTGCTCCTGAGTTGCATAACATGAGAGAAGCGTTTCGTAAGATGTATCTTGCGTTGAATATACGAGATATTGACGATATATTGCTTCCAGAGTTTGACGCAACTCCAAAAGATCCAATCCAAGAAAATATGGATGCTTTAATGAGTGGGCCATTAAAAGCGTTTCCGCAACAAAACCATGACGCGCATATTCAAACGCATATGGCATTTATGCAAAGTCCTCAGACGCAACAAAACCCTCAAGCTATGTCAGCATTACAAGCACACATACAAGAACATAATGCATTGAAATATCGGGTACAGATGGAACAGATTTTAGCACAACAGGGTATGCAACTACCACAACCGGGACCAAATGGTGAGATGCCACAGTTGCCGCCTGAAGTGGAAAGCCAGATTGCAGTAGCTGCAGCACAAGCGACTCAACAAATTACAGGACAAGAACAAGCATTGGCGCAAGCCCAAGCAGCCCAGCAACAAGACCCTCAACGTCAGATGTTCGAAGAACAGATGAACTTAGAATATGAAAAACTGTCACAGAAAGACAAAGATACGCAACGTAAGTCTGATCTTGAACTAGAGAAAATTTCTTCTCAAGAACGGCAGACAGATATTAAAGTTGCAGCAGGATTACAAGAAGCTGAGATGCAAAATGAAAGAGATATGGACAATAACTTAACTGAGATAGCCAAAGCTGTCCGCGAATCTAAAGAGGAACTCTAATGCCAAAAGTAGGAAGTAAACATTATTCATATGGCCCTAAAGGAATTGCAAAAGCAAAAGCTGCTGCAAAGAAAAAAGGGGTTAAGGTTAAATACAAGAAAAAAGGTGGAAAAGCAAAATGAGATCTGATTATAACGACCGAACTTACCCTACTCCCTCTAAGCAAGCGGCAGGGGTAAAAGTAGAACCTATGACTGCTTCTTCTAAAGGGTTTGCAACAGCAACTGAGCTAAAGCAAAAAACAATTGACATTCCTGGAAAGGACGTCAAAACAAAAGGCACAGGAGCGGCAACTAAAGGATTAGATTTCATTAGTTATATTAACTAGTGGATTTTATAAAAAATTCGGAGCATTTGCTTCGCAAATTTCGAGAGCGTCAACATGAGCTTTCGCAGATACTCGCCAGTGGAGGCGCACAAGACTTTGTTCAGTACCAACGAAT